CGTAAATTAAATCTGTTGTTTTCATTTTGATAAGTATTTAATTGTTTAACACGCTACTGACCCACATTTAACATTTCCCAACGCACTTTTAACATTTGCAAACATTTTATGGCACGCTTTTTGCTATGGGTCGCCCTTACCGTTTTTTAACATTTGGCGGCGCACTTAGGCACGGTTTTTGTTATGCGTGTGAGCCTGTGAAATTGTTTCACGTGGAACACTGCCACACCGATGCACGAAATAAAATGTTTCACGTGGAACACAACACCAAGAGTTAAGAAAAGTTAAAACGAAAAATAATTTGTGCTTATGCTTGTATGTTAGAAAAATGTTGTATCTTTGCAGCGTGTTAAACAATTAAATACTTATCAAAATGAAAACAACAGATTTAATTTACGAAAATCAGAAAAAGTTAAACGCAATGCAAGACTTGGTATTGCAAAGTAAGAAACACATTGAGTTTTTGGCTGCAAATGCGCCCGAAATTCGTACCAATTTGGAAAGCGTTGCCGAAAGTATGCAAAGGTTCGCCGATATGCTGGAAAATCAAATCGTGTTTAACCGTGATACACGCGTCAAGTTTGCGAAAGAGTTCGCCTGCAAAAATCAAGCGTATGACTTTATCGGCACTGAAAAACTTATCGGGCGTTTCAAAACCTTTTGCGAATGTTGCCCCACAAACTTGTACGCCGGTTCAACGGGCGTTGAAATAATGCAGGACAAATAACAATCAGCAAGCACAAAGAAAAGGCGGTAACAATCAAGTTGCCGCCTTTCTTTTTATCCTGCCTTGCAGTTACTCAATATAAACGCCGTCAGACAAAGCCGCATATATCATTTCTTGTTCCTCTGTCAGCATTTCGGCGGTGTGTATGGGTGTAACATCATCGAACACATTAAACCCTCTGAAATCACCTAAAATGCCCGTTTGTCTGTCATTGTTTCGCCCGTTGCTTGCGCTCTCGTACCACTTGCAGTAAATGTAAGGTTCTAAGCCGTAATATAACATTTCGTTCCAATCATCGCCACCCACGGTTTTAACTTGGGTGCTTGGTGAAAGGTATATTATTTCGCTGCTTGGTTCGGTTTCCTCAACTTGAAATACAACGCCATTGCAGGACAAAAGCGCAACCCCGTTGCCCGTTACCGCGTTTATAACGTACTGCAAAGCTATCGTTTTACCTGCATAAGCGTTGTTAAGGTTTACAAACCCTGCAAACGGCAAAAAGATTTGTATTTCGCTTTCGTAGTCGGTGTTGTCCTCATTGTGCGCTGGTACTACCGCCGTGCCGAAATCAAGCGTTATTTTGTCTTGCGCTGGCTGGTGGCAAGATACGCCCGTGTTGTAATTGCCGCATCGTATTACATCGGTGCTGCTTGCGCCTATGTTGGTGTAAACACGGCGTATCTTGTTCACGTATGCGCCCAAATCAATGTTTTCGTATATGGGTGCGCCCGTGCTTGGGTCTGTTCCCGTTTCTTTGAAAAACCGCTTTGCGCTAAATTCTGCCAATTCGTCAAGCGTTACCAAATACACGTTCATAGCCCCGTACTGCTGTCCCACAACTGCCACAGGGTACGCGTGCGCATTTACAGAAAGGTTATACCAACCGTTTTGTAAAACAATGCTTCCCGTTGCCGTTTTTTTGTCGCCCGAAACGGTTAAATTTTGTTTGGTAGGGTAGCCCTTTTCGTTGTAATAGGAAAAATTAGGCGTACTTTGTTCCGTGTCAAACGCCGTGTTTTCGTTCGATTTGATAGTTACGTTAAGCGTTTCACCGTATTGTAAAAATTCGGGTAACGGTGGGTCGGCATGACAATTTGAAAGGTTGGTTCCAATGCTTACCCCTTCTGTAAATTTGCCCGTTTCGCCCGTAAGCGTTACGCCGCTGCCTGTACTGAAATCGTCATTACCCCAACTCGCCGTTTTGCCGTCCTCGCTTATTGTCATATCCTCGCTTGCGGGGTAGCCGTAGCCGTTCGTAAACGCCACTTTTGCGCTCGTAATCTTAAAACCCTCATCGGCTGTTAGTGTTACCCTCGCCGAAGAATTGCCCAACTTTTCGCCCGTGGCTGTCGTGTTGGGTACGTTGTTTGTAACTTTCAAATCGTTTCCGATTTGGGTGTTGCCCGTGATAGTTATTTTAGTTTTTGCATTTGTGTCTGACAACTTACCAAATGCCCAAACCTTTGCGCCGTTTTGCTCCAAAACAACGCTTTTCGGGTAGCCGCTTGTGTTGTTATAAACCGCCTTAACATCGCCTACAAACACATACCCGTCATTCGCTCTTACGTTTATATCCCAATAACCGCCGCTCGCGTTCCACTGGCTGTTATCATCGTGTGCGTTAGGTATATTTACAGTTACTGCCATACTCTTTTAATTTTCGGTTGTTCCTTTCAAAGTTACCATAATAATGCCGCCCGTTTCATTCAGTAAGCCCGTATTTGCAAACGGCACTTTCTCAAAATTCGGGGTGCGCTTGTAAATCGTTTCACGGTTTGAAATATACGGGTCGGGGTTGTCGCTTTCAGATACACGCCCCGTTGCCGCCAAAATTTCGGTTTCGTAGGTTTTCAGTACATCAACACGCAAACTTAATTCGTAGGCGTTGTTTCCCTCAAAACTCACCCTTTCCACGAAATAATAACGCCCCAAATCGGGTATGTAACAATAATTGAAAGTCGGTCGGGGTTGCTTTCGGAGTGTTACGGTCGGGTGCAGCACATCGAAAGTTTGCCGCAAATCGCCCTCAATCGCCGTAGACTCGCCCAACTGCTTGTTTACCGTGTTCGGGTGTCCGTTGTATGAATAAAAGTTTATCGTTGTCATATCGGAAAGAAAAAAGGCGGTGCGGTGCGCTTTCACCTGCACCCACACCGCCAACGTTAAACAATCTAATCCCTATCAATTTACTTGATAAAGAATACTACAAAGTTTTCGTTTGTATCGTTGAAATACCCTGCATCAAACTTGTAATAGTTGTTGAAAAACTCGGCTTTCGCATTGTAGTTGGTTGTTACCCGTCTGTCAAGATTGCAAACGCCCAACGCATCACGGTCGAACATTACGCCCAACACGCCCGAAATTTCAACGGCTTTGCCGCCGCTTTCCTTAACCTTGATATGTCCCGTGCTGGCGAAATCGTAGTTCTTTCCACATCCCTGCCAAAAAGGTACGGTTTCGGCTTTCGGCAAAAGCACATCGCCACGGTTAAACGTGTCGGAATAAAGATAGGCTTGCGCTGCCTTTGCAAAGTCGGACAAAAGTACAACGTGCAACATATCTTTCGGCGTGAAACGCTCTTTGCCGCCAACATTGAACACGGTCGAAATGCTTTGCAGGCGGTCGGCATAAGTCCCCATAACATAAGACGCAAAGCGTATGAAATTGGGGTCGGTTATCGCCTTTTCCGCTGTCAGTGCGTCAGGGTTCGGGGTCGGGTCGCCATCGCCCGCTGCAGGTGTTGCATGGAAATACTTGTCATTGTACAACTTCAAAAGGTTTACACAACGTGCCGTGCTTGCCTTGGAAAGGTTGGCATTTGTCAAGTCGCCCGCCGTACCGCCAAACGCTTGTGCATCAGCCAAAACCGTTTCAGCTATCATGTTATTGATAGTGCGCATAATCAAAGCGTCCGCCTTGATAGTCATTGACTTTTCAACGGCTGCATAAATCATTGAAATAAAGCCGTTAAGTTGTGCGGCGTTGCTGAAACTTTCCTTAACCTGAGTTTCCATGATTGATACAGGCACTTCAAACGTAACCTTTGAGTTGAAAAACTTTGCGGTAACGGTCGGTTTGTAGAAAACGTCCTGCGAATAGGTTTGACCGTCTGTCAAATCCCACGTGTCATTTTCTTCTGCCGCTGGCACGTCTGCCGAAATTTTCCCCAGCACGCTGCCAAACTCCCACGCATCCATTAAAACGCTTGGCACTTTGCCCGCATAAGGTCTGTTTACGAAAACCACCTTGCCGATATGGTTTACAAGTGATTTAACGTAATTGTCAACGGCACTTTGATTGAACACTTCTTCGCCCAAATCCACAATGCCCGTCAAATCTTCCTGCACGATGTCGGTTTTGCCCAACACTTCACCCGATACTTCGTTAATAAGCTGGTAAATCTGTTTTACTTCCATATTGCTAAAAATTAAATTAGTTATTCGTAAACACTCGTTGTTAATTCTCTTACAAGTGCAAAGATAATGTTTTTTCTCCAATTATCACGCCTTAACTGCATTTCTTTCGCAATTTCGGTCGAAATTGATTTGCTTGCGCCCGTTCCTTTGCTGGTTTCGGTTGTTTTGCGGCTTTCCGTGCGGTTTCTCTCATCGTTTGCGGTCTTTCGGTCGCTGTCTGAAAAATCGGTGTCGTTGAACGCCTTGTTTGCGCCCGTTTCGGTGTTGTCGGTGCTTTCCTGCAAAGTTACGGTTTCCGTCCGTTCAACTTGCCCCGTTACGGGTGTCAGCACATCGTAATCGGCTAACATCGCCGCCGCCTCACGTTCCCAGCCTTGCACGTTTACCGCAATCACCGCCGAAACAACATCGCTTGCGTTGTCGCTGGTTATGCTGCTTACAACGGTCTTGCCGCCGTACATCAGTAAGGCGTAAGCGTCTAACTTGTTCGGGTCGGTATCGCCGAAAATTGCGGCGTACTCTGTCGGATATTCAGTCTTGAAAACCGTTGCGAATATCCCGTTACCCTTTGTAAATAGTTCGCTGTATTTCATTGTTTATCCTTGTTTTCGTCTGTTTCCTCTGTTTCCTCTGTTTCCTCTGTTTCGGTATCGTTACCGTCCGTTTCCGTTTCCGTTTCTTTCGTTTCCTCTGTTTCCTCTGTTTCCGTGTCGTTTCCGTCTGTTTCCGTTCCGTTTCCGTCTGTTTCGGTGTCGTTTCCGTCCGTTTCGGTTGTTCCCTCTGTCGGGTCGGGTTCGTCTGTCGGGTCGGGGGTTTCCTTTGCCGTTTCCAAATCAGCCGAAGCGTTGTAATTATCCCTTTCCAAACCCCAACTTGAAGCAAGTTTAACCGAAATTTCGGTGTCGAACATTTCGTTAATTTTCTCAACTGCATTTTGTCTTTCTTTTAGCATATTATCCACATACGGCAAAAGTACGGCCACATTCATTGATACCTCGCCCAAATTGAGCCTTTCACGCTTCATATTATAATTTGCGTTTAGCCCCAATTCGTTGTACATACTCGCTTTGTAGTATTGTATCAGTTCAATAAGTTGTGTAATATACACGCTGTTTGTGGTCGGGGCTGTCTGCATATTTACGCCCTTGAAGAAAGCGTTTTCCCCGATAATTGAAAACTCGCCGTCTTGTATCTTGCGCAAAAACTCATCGGCACTCTGTTTCGTCTTGTCATCGCTGGCACTTATAAGCATCGTGATACGGGTCAAAATGCTTGCCGTGTTCAACGAAATAAGCCCGTCAGTATGTAAGACGGCATAACGCCCGATAAACGGCAAAAGGCTTTCGCCGTTGCTGTCATTCTCAATCAAAACCCCGTCTTTCTGTATATCGTAGGTTTTGTTTAGCTTTAATGCAGGGTTCGCCACGGTGTAAAGCGTTGCCCGTCCGTAAACATCGGGTTCGCCGCCTTTGCCGCCCGAAAGCGCATACAAAACCCCGTCCACGCTGGTAACAAAGGCGTTGCCCTTGGTCTGCAAAAGCCGCTCCAATTCCTTTTGCGGTATGCTGTCGGGCAAACCCTCATACTCAAACATACTTTGAGTTTTCGCCAACGTGTTCGCCATAAATTCAGTTACGGCGGTGTCTTTGTCCCTTACTTGTTGCTGGTACAACTTGTAAATGTTATCTTTCCTTTTCATCTGTCAAAACTTTTATAAGCGTTGTAAGTTCGGCCAACACTTTCGTATTTTCCGCAATCGTGTCCTTGAGGTGTTCCGTTTCGTCTTGGTGCGTCTGTCTTTGTTTCACCATATACCAAAACAATGCACCACACATCACAATCGGAAAACCCAAACTTGAAATGATTTGAATAATAGTATTTGCGTCCATATCAATAAATTTTTAGTTCCTATTGCAAAGGTAGTTATTTATTTCGTAAAACGTGCGGTTCGGCACGAAATAGGCACCAAACCGCCGTTATTTTCATTTCAGCGAAATAATGTTTGTCTTTGCACTCGTAATTAAATAATTGCGTACTATTTCGCCTATCTCGTTATCTTGGTAGAAAACTTTGTCTATCGCAAAGAAACGCGCGACTTGTTGTTCAACATAACTTGCCGTGCTTAACAACTTGCGTTTGTAGTTCGGTTTGCCGTTCATTTCAAGCGAATAAATCAAAGCGTTTTCCTCATCTTTTATCGGGGTTGTCTTGGCGTGTATGTACGTGAAACATTCGTTTCCTACTTGGATAATGTTACCTTGCAAAACAACATCGTTAAACTTGATATAGTACACAAACAACACATCTTGCGGCTTGTACTTACACGGCAAATGTGGGTAAACTGCAAGTTCCCATTTGCCGCCCGTAATCATCTGCAAGTTTTGATTATCGAAACAAAAATACTTGTTGCTGGCTTTGTGTTGCACTATCGTGCTGCAATACTCCACCGCCACGATTGCGCCGTGTTCGCCAAAACGGTAAATATCTATCGTTCCTTGCTCCATGAAAGGCACTTGCTTCAAACCCATTTCAGTAAAGTACGGGCAAAACTTGTTTACCGTGTTCCCCAGCATAAAAACCTTGACATCGTTGCGCTGGCGTATTATCGTACTCAAAAGGTTCATAAACAACATAAACTCATCGGGCAAATAATACCGCCGTGTCAGAAACTCATCAAACACAATCGTTGTAACATTCGGGTAACTGCTGCTTTTTTCGTGTTCCTGCTCGGATAAACAAAACCCGTAACAAAACGGGGTCGGGTCGGGTGTCCGCTTGTTTTTCTCTGCATCGTAGAAAGATAAAAACCACTTGTTCGACATATAGAACACTTCGTTAAATTTGCCCTCTGTCAGTTCCTCAATAAGCCCGTTTGCCACGTGGTTTGCAAACAGACTTTCGGTACGTTTGCCCCGTAAATCCTCACGCCAACGGCGTATATATGCCATTTGCTTGCCTGTCTTGATATAGTTTTCCAAACCATATTTTAAGGCTGCATAAGTCTTGCCGTTTGACCGTTCGCCAAATATGACATTATAGTCGGCGTTCTTGCTTAAAATCGCTTTCAAGTCGTAAAATTTCGGCTTGTCTGTCTTTGTCTTTCTTGTAGTCATACTCTTATTATTTTAGTCCTTAAATTTAATACCTCGCAAATAGTTTATATACATAACCGAAAGGGAAAGGCTGTACCCCGTTGGCTCTAAATGTACGCCCGTGCGTTCATTGTAGTGCGCCGTGCTGCCTTTGTAGTCGGTTATTTCGCCTTGTATCTCGTAGTCTATGTACGTATGTATGTTCTTGCCCGTTGCTTGCGGTGGAATATCCAGATAATTAGTGAAAGCGTCAAATATCCCGTTTTCCCCGTATTTTTCAATAAGGTACGGTATCGCCGCCTTTTTGTTCACGCCCGAAACGGTCAGACTGAAATCGTATGCCCGTCCGTTTGCTTTTAGTGCGTTCGGTTCTTGCACCATATACCGTTTAGCTCCCAGCGTCTTAAATCGTGTATATGTACCCTCGAAATCCCAAACGCCCAAGGTCTTTGTTATGCCTTTTATCGTTTGCGGCTCGCAAAGGGAAAACGGCAAACCGTGGTGTTTGCAGGTTGCACGCAATTTCATTTGAACCTGCATATTATAAGCCTTGAAATATGCTTCGTGCGCCTTGCCGTTCATTATCTTAATGCTGTCTGTGTCACTGTATATGTAATCGTCTTTTGCTTCGTGTATGCCCGTGAAAAGGTTGCGCCGTGCGTATGCGGTTACGAAAATGCCCCACGGGTAAAACAAGAAACGGTTTTTGCTGGTGTTGTACTTGTATAAAAGTTCCTGCTTTTGTTCGGCTGTCATTGAGTTAATATCCCATTCGCCGTTATATGTAAACTCATCACGCAAAGGGTTGGTAACACTCATACCGTAACAACTGTTTAACATTTCCTTGCTGTTAAGATATTCCACTTCTTTGCCCTCAACGCCTTTTAATTTCGTCTTGCTTTCGTACAAATGCAGGATAGACTTCACAAACGGGGTCGGCAAATACTCTTTCTTGTAACAATACATTTCGCCCACTCGCATACTTTCCCACGAATAAAAGTTTTTGATTATATTAAAATCCACGTCCGTAATTGTCAGCGCAATTTTTGAAGCCGCCACAATACGCCCGTTATTTTCGCACGGGTTTTCTTTCACAAAACATTTGCTTGCCGAAATCGGGTTGTCTTGCGTTTCGCTGGCAAATATGTTGGTAAACTCAATATCGAACACGCAACAATACTTTGATATTAAAAACTCAAATTGAGCCATACTTTTAACCGTGATTGCAACGCCTTGCGACATCGGGTATTTTTCCGCTATCATTACATACGGGTAACTGCTTGTAAAGTCGTAACTATCCACGTCATACATTATTTCGTCTGTATATTCGGCGTTTGCGTGTGTAAAACCGCCTGCAAACGCACGTTGTAACATATTAAATTCATTCATACCCGTAATTTGTAGTTCCTGCATCAAGTTTACGTATTCCCAATTCGGTACGGTCTTTCCTGCATCGCTTTTTTCATGCAAACAATGCTCACGGCAATACTTGCGCACAAACCCCGTCTTTGTTATCGGTATGTGCGTTATCCCCTTGCTTTCCTCGATACGTTCTTGTATGTAGCACATCACGACTTTAATATCGTTTATGCAGTAGTGTATTTCCACATCAGTAAGCGGCGTTTCGCTGTGCCTTATTTGCTGGTAGTCCAAATCGCCAACGGCTTTTGCACACTTGTATTTCATAAGTTGTTCGCCCAACTTTGCAAGCGAATAACCCGAAAGCAAATAACTACATCTAAACTCAATGTTGCCCGTTGTTATTGCATAAATCGGTTTGCGCAAATCAATACTGAAAACCCGTTGCCACTCAAACCACTTGCGCAAAAACTGAAACTCGTATGAAAGGTTATGCACATACACAATAAGGCGTAATTTGTCATTCAGTTGCAAAACCTCGCTTACGGTCTGCATCATCGTAACAAACTCGCCCCACGTGCGCCCCATTATTGTATATCCGTTTATGCCAAACTGCCAAACGTACATTATTGAGGCTTTCTCTAATTTCGCCTTGCGCCCGTTCCCGTCCTGCATACGCTGCATTTGCTCGTATGTGTACGCCCGTCCGTCCGTATCACGGTAAAAACTTGTTGTTTCAATATCAAAGGCGCACGGGATATTGTAAAACCTTTCGCCCTTGCTGTTTCCGATAATGTTTTTTTCATTTACGGCGGCTTTCAGTATTTCGTTTATTTCGGTCGGGCTGTTTATTCTTTCTTGTAACTCAAAAGGTATTTTTTTCATATCCCAAACTTATTAAAGTCGCGCAAAATGCGCTCTATATCGTTTTGCATATCATCCATTGCGTCCGCAACTTCATTCGCTTGCCGCTCTATCTCTGCATCAATCGCCCTTGATATGCTTTGCGCTTCACTTTCTATTTGGGTGCTTATATCGCTTGCGCTTTGCTCCATTTCGCCCGTGAAATCTTTGTACCGCATCAAATAGCGTTCCACGAAATCATTATCCGAAACGCTGTTTAACTTGCCTTGCAAGTTCCTTGCCATAAGGCTGTACTCATCGGGTGTTAAATCGTACATACATTGCAGGTGTTGCCCGTACTGCCTTGCACCTTGCGCCGTACTGGTCGGCTGGCGTAAAAACGAAATCGCCTTGCCGTACTCTATTTTTAGGGTGTTCCAATCGCCTTTCATTGAAAACTTGGTAAACCCTTTTACATCGCCTTTGTTTAACGCTTGCACGGCTGGCGAAAGTTGTCCGCTTTGCTCTATATTCTGTATTCGGCGGTTCGCCATTTGGAAAACCCTTGCAATCTCTTTTCTATATTCGGGGCTGCTTTCCACGGCTTGTAATATCTCTTTTTTGATTTTCGCCCGTTGGGTTGCACCAAATACAGACTTTGTAAATTTAATTTTGAAACCTAACTTTACCATACGCTGTTATATTAAATAGGGGTTACAAACATTGCAACCCCTACAAAGTTAAACATAACTTTCCAAACTCTTACAAGTCCACAAACGAAATAGCGTAACACTTCTTGGCGTGGCTCTCATACTCGTAAATCGTGTACCCTACTTTGCCGTCTTTGATAGCTTGTACCGCCTCATCATCGGCAAGTATTTCACGCACCGTTTCGGTGGTGTGGCCTGGTAGGTTCACCAACCGTTTGTTTTCCTCATCAATAATTACGGGGCTGTAGCCTAATTGTGATTTGTGTACATAAAGCCCATTGATTTTGTGTACCGCATCTTTGCCGCCCTCGCTTTCAGACTGGAAAATATCGGCTAACTTGATGTACTGAAAATCGGTTGTGTCAATACCGAAACTTGTCTTGTTAAATTTACCTGCAAAACTTTTCATTGTAGTAATCTTTTAATTGTTAAACTTCTTGTTATCTGTTATTCGGCTGTCTGTCCTTGCGGTTCGTCGTCAAACGACAAATACGGTTCGGGGTTTGCTTGCGGCTTCAAGTCCATAAGCCACGCACGAAAGCGGTTTATTTTCATAACCGCCCTTTGATTGCGGCATACTTCATTACACGCCATAAGGCTACCCAACGCCGACAAAGCGGCAAACGAAAACTCGTCAAATGCGTTTCTTTTTTCTTCCATTGTAGTAAACTTTTAATTGTTAAACATAGATTTTTTGAATTTCAACGTGCCGTTGTGTTTGACTACCGTTGTGTCGGTTGTTACTATCGTAGCCTTGCCCCGTACCGTTGTACCCTTTGTAACGGTGCAACCCTGCAAGATTGCAGATAAAAACAACATCGCACCACATACGGCGAAAATCATAACACACATTACAACTTCTTTAATTGCTTCTTTCGGTTGCTCTCTGAAATGCTGTAGTAACTCTTTCATATTTTCAAATCGTTTAATTGAACACTGCAAAGATACAACATTTTTCTAACATACAAGCATAAGCACAAATTATTTTTCGTTTTAACTTTTCTTAACTCTTGGTGTTGTGTTCCACGTGAAACATTTTATTTCGTGCATCGGTGTGGCAGTGTTCCACGTGAAACAATTTCACAGGCTCACACGCATAACAAAAACCGTGCCTAAGTGCGCCGCCAAATGTTAAAAAACGGTAAGGGCGACCCATAGCAAAAAGCGTGCCATAAAATGTTTGCAAATGTTAAAAGTGCGTTGGGAAATGTTAAATGTGGGTCAGTAGCGTGTTAAACAATTAAATACTTATCAAAATGAAAACAACAGATTTAATTTACG